CGCATTTTGGTGAGGCAGTTGTGTGTCGGGGGCTCCGGCATTAGAAACACAATACCAAAAATACAAAGACCAAGGCTTTATGCCCATTTACCTCATCGCAGAGGACATTGGGGGCAGCGCCACAACTACGGTTGATGCCGACACTTGGGCTTCCACCCACGGACTTACTTTTCCAGTCCTAGCCGATTCAGGCTGGAGCATTGGAAACAGATTTGAGCTTGACAACTACATTCCATCATACACCCTTATTGGGTCAGGGATGGAAGTTGTCGAGGTTGATGGAGACATAAGCGATGCAGACATTGAAGCATTGCTTGAATAATTTCATAAAGATATAGGAGAAAAAATGTCTATGATTAAAGGAACAATTGACAAGGTGCTAGAGAGGGCGGTTTCACGTAAACTGCTCGTCTGGCTCACGGCCGCAGGCTTTACATATGCCGGCACGGTTGACAGCGCAGATTTCGTGATCTTGAGTGCAATTTATATTGGCTCTCAAGGCGTTATCGATGCCGTTGCCAAGCTAAAGGCAGCTTAGTGTTCAATTACGCTAGTTTAGCGTCGAGCGCTCTTTCCTTTGCTAAAAAGTATTGGAAAGAGTTGCTTCTCTTTTTCTGCGTCCTCGCCTTCTTCACTAAGATGAGGGGAGACTACTCGTCACTCGTCGCCACATTTGAATCGGCAACTGAAAGCCACCAAGAACAAATGGATAAGGTGAGGGATATACACGAACAAGAGTTGCTTGCGAGAGACGAACTGATAGAGAGATACTCAGAAAGACTAACAGAGTTAGAAATAAAGCATTCTGACAATAAAGAAGCGCTACTGGAAGAGTATGCGAAAAGAAAAAAAGCATATGTTATTGCCTTCGGAAAAAACGGAGAAGGCATTAAGAAAGACATAGAGAATTATTTTGGGATAGAGTATGTTAGTCCTTAGTAAAATAGCAAAAGTATTGTTGTGCCTTACTTTGTGCTCATCTATACCGGCACAAGCGGCACCACAGTTTACACTTCTTGGCAAGAATCAGGCAGCACCATTCAAAGGTGCCCTGTTTAATCCAGAAGCCATCGCAGAAGTCCTAGCTAAAAGCCAGTTCACCAAAGAAGAGTATGAGTTGAGGCTTGGCTATGAGATCGAGAAACAAGGACTAGAACACGCATTGGCAATTGACACGCTCAACTTGCGCCTTAACTCTCTCAGTGAAGAATACAATATTGTCGTCACCGCGAAAGACAAAGAGATAGGCGACTTACACAAATTAATAAAGAACCACTCTCCGGCTACCAACATTTGGTGGACACTAGGAGGCGCAGCTATAGGCATAGCAACAACAGCATTTATCGTTCATGTGGCAAAATGAAGAAACACGAAGATCCAAACTACATCGCAAAACTAGAACAAGCCATCGCAAAGAAATATGGCGAAGAAACGATCCAGAACCCAAGAGGAAACTGGGACGAGAGTAAAGAGGAAGACTATGAAGGTCAACTAAAGAAATTATCTGAAAAAGAACAGATGACGGAAGAGCAAGACGAGATGGTTGAAATTGATGGCGTTTTACTGTCTAAGAAACTATTTACAAGAGAATCAACAAAAAGAACTTGTCCGGTTTGCACAGAGTATTCTTTCAAGATACGCGATGATGTATTCATGAACAAATTTGATTGTTGTCACAAGTGTTACATTCAGTGGATAGAAGGAAGAGAAGACCGCTGGAAGACAGGCTGGAGACCAAACAAATGAAAGAAGAAAAAAAACATACCGGAACAAAAGAGCAGATGGACATGCATGCCCACAAGATCATTGGTGTTCTTAAGAGCATAGATTCTCATTTGGCTTCTCTGGTTTATTATCAGTCGGAATCTCGTGGCTTCGGCGCATCAATCGAAAAGGCCGCGGCACAACCATATATTAATGAAAGCGAATCACTCCAAGAAGAGATCAAGAAACTAGTTATTGAGAGTCTTAAAGAGCTCAAAAGGGAGAATAGATAAATGGCAACTACAATGGAAATCGTCAGAGGTATTTCGCAAGTCTTGGCAAACAGCTACGACGGTGCACTTGATGACAAAGGCGAACCTATCAAGGTTGGCCTCAAAAGAGAAGAGGGCCATCCCATTCTAGACTCACGCGTCATGGACGGATTCAAAGTTACTTTCCACGGAAGCCAACTTCGTATCTCCTACCACTCAGAAATAAAGCTCAAAGATGTTCACGCAAGTGGATTTGAAAGCGATCTAGAGCAAATGATTGCTGACATTGCAACGTTCCTCAAAAAAGAATACAAAAAAGTTACTGGCGATGCTTTGTCTCTCAAAGCAAACGGAGAAGTCGACGCAATCGTACAAGAGACATCTCGCGTAAGAAGCTGGGTACAAGCCAGCCAAATGTTTGATATCGGCGGCATCGATGCCCTAGAAGTCAAGCCAGACGAGAAAGATCTCGAAGCCGGCTTTAAAACGTTTATCGACCAAGGTGGCTGGGGCGGAAAAGCAAAGAATGACACCCGAAAGGAATAATGTCCCCTGCTCTTACTAGAAAAGAAATTGTAAAAGAAATAATAAAGTGCGGTAAAGATTCGCAATACTTTATTAATAGCTATGCTAAAATAGCTCACCCAATGCACGGACTTATTCCGTTCAAAACATACCCGTTCCAAGATGACCTACTTGGAGACTTTGACGACTATCGTTTTAATGTTATCCTAAAAGGCCGACAACTTGGCATTTCAACTGTAACTGCTGCATACATCTGTTGGTTACTACTATTTTATCGAGACAAGAACGTTCTCGTAATCGCAACCAAGTTCCAGACAGCAGCAAACTTAGTCAAAAAAGTCAAAGCAATGATGCTGGGCCTGCCGCCTTGGCTACGAATAGCCAGCATCAAGATTGACAACCGTACATCCTTCGTTCTAACCAACGGCTCAGAAGTCAAGGCATCATCTACATCAGGTGACGCTGGTCGTTCTGAGGCACTTTCCCTTCTCGTGATCGATGAGGCTGCCCACGTTGATGGGTTAGAGGATCTATGGACCGGCCTTTACCCTACGCTATCAACTGGTGGTCGCTGCATCGCGCTATCCACACCGAACGGTGTCGGAAACTGGTTTCATAAGACCTACGTCGAAGCAGAGTCTGGAGTAAATGACTTCCACCCCGTCAATCTACCTTGGCATGTCCACCCAGAAAGAGATCAGGAATGGTTTATCAAGGAGACTCGCAATATGTCCCCTCGCCAAATCGCGCAGGAGCTTGAGTGTTCGTTCAATGCATCTGGCGAAACAGTTGTCCGCGCAGAAGATCTCACGCGACTCGACAGCGGAATCGTTGAACCATCCTATCGTGTTGGTTTTGACCGCAACTTGTGGCTATGGGAACAATATGATGACGCCGCGACTTACCTAGTTGTCGCTGATGTTGCTCGCGGTGATGGCGCTGACTACTCTGTATTTCACATTATAAAACTAGAAACGATGGAAGTCATTGGTGAGTACCAAGGAAAAGCAACCCTCGAGCAGTTCGCATCCATTCTAGATAGCACCGGCCGAGAGTTCGGTGGCGCTATGTTGGTTGTTGAGAACAACAGTTTGGGGATCTCTATCTTAGAGAAGTTACAGGACAGGCTATATCCAAATCTTTATTTCTCAATCAAGGGAACGCACGAATACATTTCAGAAGCACAAGCGGAGAGCATAACAAATGCAGTTCCGGGCTTCACTACCTCGTCGAAAACGCGCCCCTTAATAATCGCAAAAATGGAAGAATTCGTCCGTAACCAACTAGTTACTTTGTATTCATCTCGTATTATTGGGGAGTTCAAAACTTTCATCTGGAACAACAATAGGGCCCAAGCCATGCGCTCCTACAACGACGACTTGGTAATAGCTCTTGCGATTGCTTGTTGGGTGAAGGATACGGCTCTGACAGTTAATCTTCGAGAAATGGAATATAAGAAGGCAATGGTTAGTTCAATCGCAGTTTCAAGCAATAATTTTCAAACAACAATTCCGGGCATGACAGGCCACAACACAGGCCAACTCAGTAAAGAAGCAAAAGAAATTAGACAACAATACAAAGATTTTGTATGGCTAGTAAAAGGATAGATAAATGGCAAAGAACACAAAAAACCCAAGAAACGCATCATCAGGATTATTTAAATCCCTGACTAAGATTTTCTCTGGGCCCATAGTCGACCGTCGCGCACAAGCAACTCGGCATCTTCGGCGCAGCCAAATGGACAAACACTCTTCTCGCTTTCGCTCTACAAGCGGGCAGGAGTTCAAGAGAAGCCGCTATAGCGAGATAAACACAACTCAACTCTCTCGCATGTCCCAACATAACAGAAACGAGCGCTATGTTGACTTTGACCAGATGGAGTATGAGCCAATCATCGCTTCTGCTCTTGACATCTACGCAGACGAAATGACTACCCACTCCTCTTTATCTCCAATGCTAAACATCGCTTGCCCGAACGAAGAGATAAAAGCAGTACTAGGATCTCTTTATCATGAAGTGATGAATATCGAGCATAACCTGTTCGGCTGGTGTCGCTCTATGTGTAAATACGGCGACTTCTTCGTCTACCTCGACATCGATGAGAAGGTGGGAATCACAAGCACCATCGGCGTCCCTACTCAAGAAATGGTGCGATTAGAGGGAGAGGACAAATCAAACCCAAACTACATCCAATACCAATGGAACACTGCCGGCATGACTTTCGAGAACTGGCAAGTTGGCCACTTCCGCGTACTTGGAAATGATAAATACGCTCCCTACGGAACTTCAGTCCTCGAAGCGGCCCGACGCATCTGGCGGCAACTGACTCTTCTTGAAGATGCTATGATGGCTTATCGAATAGTTAGGGCACCAGAAAGAAAAGTTTTCAAGATTGATGTCGGCCAGATTCCCCCAAATGAAGTCGAACAATACATGCAGAAAGTAATCACATCGATGAAACGCAACTCTATTGTTGATGCCGACTCCGGCAGAGTAGACCTTCGCTATAACCCGCTATCCGTTGAGGAAGATTACTTCATTCCAGTCAGAGGGGGGTCCGCGACGGAAATCACTAATATTGCCGGCGGCACACGCACCGGTGACATCGATGATGTAAAATATTTAAAAGACAAGTTGTTCGCAGCGCTTAAAGTCCCAGCATCTTATCTTACTAACGCAGAGGGTGCAGACGAAGATAAAACTACGCTTGCCCAAAAAGACATTCGTTTCGCAAGAACCGTTCAGCGCCTACAAAGAGCAGTCGTTTCAGAACTTGAGAAGATCGGTATCATCCACCTTTACACTCTCGGCTACGACGGAGAGGATTTGCTGAACTTCAAACTAAGCTTAAACAATCCATCTATTATCGCTGAACTTCAAGAGCTCGAAAGATGGGATAAGAAGTTCGACGTCGCAGGAAGAGCCACAGAAGGCTTCTTCTCGCGCAGATGGGTTGCCGAAAACGTTTTCAACTTATCTCACGAAGAGTTTATCCGCAATCAGAGAGAACTATACTACGACCGTAAGTTCGACGCTAATCTCGCAGCAACCGCAGAAGCGGAACAAGAAGCAGTCGCAGCCTCGATGGCTGGCGGAGGAGGAGGCGAAGATCTCGGCGGAGACTTAGGTGGAGATGATCTTGATTTAGGCGGAGACGACCTAGGCGGAGATGATCTCGGCGGAGACCTCGGCGGAGACGATCTCGGCGGTGATGATCTCGGTGGTGACGTTGGCGGTGACGAAGGCGGGGAAGAGGATGTCCTCTTGTCAGCACCGGGTAAAAGAAACGACGATTCAGAAGAAGTCCGGAAGGCGAAAGATCGTATACGCAAACGCAAGGCTTATAACCCCGTTGCGAATGATGGCCGCAAAACAGCCGGCCGCGCAAAAAACTACAAGAGCAAGGCGTCAATAGAGACCAGCACTAGAACAACCCTTCCGGGCTACATGGGTCCAGACGGACTTGGTTCCTTGGCAAAGGGGTTATTCGAAGACGGGAATACTATTTATGAGAGTAGGTTTGCTAGTGAGGAGAAAAAACTTCTCAAGTCAAACAGAGAAGCGCAGGATCTAATTAAAGAATTGAAAAGATCGGAGTTAAAAAAGAATGAAACTGAAGCACAATAAAAAGCGTAACACAGCATTTCTTTACGAGGTCTTGACAAAAGAAGTGGCTAAGGCGCTTGTGTCGAAAGACATTCCTCGCAAGAATTCCTTACTATCCTTGGTAAAGGAGCATTTCAGTAATGGAAAACCACTACGCCGAGAACTAGAATTATATAAGACGCTCGGAGAAACATCCGGAGCAGATCTTTATTTCGCGGAAAGACTAATACAGGAAGCAAGAAGAGAATACGAATCCTTAAATAAAGAAGAGATCTTCGAAGCGCAAAGCGAAATTATTAATATTATCAACAAACAGTTCGGAACAAAGATTTATGACAATTTCGTTCCCAACTATCGTAACCTCGCAACAATCTCTCAGATTTTCGGAACAGAAGTTTCAACCAAACACCGCGTTCTACTTGAGAGAACCATTATCCAAGGAATCGTCTCGCACCCAGAAGAGGTCGTTGAGTCCAAGGCAATGCCTCATGTCGACGATCTAGTATACAAAAAGGTTGTCGAGAACTTCAATGAAAAATACGATGGCAAACTCGATGAAAACCAGAAAGCGCTTATCGGAAAGTACGTCACGCTCTTTACAAAAAACAGCCTAGAGTTTAAGGTATATTTGAATGAAGAGATTCATCGACTAAAAGGCGAAGTAAGAATTATGACAGAGAGCGAGGAAGTCAAAGGCGACAAAGAGATGACCAGAAAGGCCTCAATGTTGTCTGAAAAAATGGAAGAGTTTAGGAATCAACCAATCGACGATAAGATGATTCAACAAGTTCTTAAA